TCCCTGCTACTGCTGACCTTATGTTTGCCCTTATTTCTACAGAAGAGTTGGAAGGCTTGGGACAGATAATGGTTAAGCAATTGAAGAATAGGTATAATGATCCTACTTCTTACAAAAGATTTTGTATAGGTATTGACAGATCAAAGATGAGGTTGTATGATATAGAGGAATCTCAGAAAGACCTAGTTGATGCTGGTCAACCTGAGACTGATCTAGTTCAAAAATTTAAATCAAAGAAAACTTTCCAAGACCTAAAGTATGATTGATCTTAAAAAGTATGCTCAATTTGTTGATGGTGTAACCTCTGATGAGAGCAAAGATGGTGATGCATTTACTCATCGTATAGCAGATTTATATTATCAAGATTTTGATACTCATAGATTGCTTACTGCTGCAGTAGGATTGTGTGCTGAGTCGGGTGAGTTCACTGAGATTATTAAGAAGATAATCTTCCAAGGTAAACCAGTTAATAATGAGAACCTGTGGCATCTTAAACGTGAGTTGGGTGATGTTATGTGGTATGTTATGCAAGCATGTATGGGATTAGGAGTAGATCTAGATGAGGTTATTGAAATGAATATAGATAAGTTAAAATCAAGATATCCTGGTGGGGAATTTGATGCCCACTACTCTGAAAACCGTAAAGAAGGAGATTTGTAATGCATTTAATTTTTGGATCTATTGCTATCTTATTAATAGTAGCAATCATCGTGGGTATGGTTTATGCCTATGACCCTCACTAAATTATGGAGAGTATGGAAGTATGCGTTGGGTTCGTTCTCTGATGAGAAGACCAAGAGGTATGATAATATTGTACTCCTTATACGATCTTTCATCTTTCTTACTTATCTTATCACTAATTGTTTTATTATCGCAGGAGTAATCCGACACTGGAATTAACATGGCACTATCACAACAAGTTGAATCCTCTCTCATAGAGGCACAAGAAGATTTACGTAACGCATTATCATTTGCAGCACGTACTGAGAAACCATACATATCAAAACACATCGCAGACATGTTATCTAATATTGATAATATTCTTCATGTAGTTCCTTTATTAGAACAAGTCGAAGAAGGACTTAATGATAGTCTTGGAGAATAAATATTAGTGGAGACCTGTGTCTGACTAATGGCAATAACAATACCCCCACATAATAAACAAGCATTCGAAGATGTAATGAATGCATTGGGGGGTGATGATTATTCCTATTACTTATTTGATGTTAAGAATGTAGAGGACAAGGACTCAACTAAGAAAATTCAGATAGCATTAAAAGTTTTTGTTCCTCAAACAAAAAGAACTACAGCAGTTGAGAATATACAAGGTGCATTAGATGAAAACTATCCAGGAATTACAGTTAATGCAAAAGGTACTTCCTTAGATATTCCTATAAGAGATAAGCAAGTTATTAGGATAGAAGTTAAACCAGAGAACAGTAAAGGATCTGGTGGTGGTGCTGCACAAACTGCACTAGTAGAATCTGCACAGTGTGTTTATGCTGCTATGAGATATTACTGTCCTAACATAGAAAAGAAGAAAGCATTTACTGTAGATGATTTTAAATGTGGTATGAAACATTGTGATGTAACTGCTAAATTGGATGAAATTATGTCACTAGGAAAAGAATGGCAGGATTCATCTTGGGCAGGTGCCAATGCTATCTTTAATACTGTGGGTGGTAAGGGATGGACATTTGTTAGAGGTGATGCCATCATCGATGATGGTGCAGTTAAGAATGCATTTAATAGAGTAAAAGGTCAAACTAACTTATCATCAGAAGACAAATGGAATCCTGCTGATATATGGATGGTGAAAGATAAGACTAAAGTAAAGAAACATCTTGATAAAGAAACTACTATTGATTGTTTAAACAATGCTCTATTACAATTGCGAGTAGAAGAACAGTTAGTTGGTATATCTTTGAAAAAGATTGAAGGTTCACCTAAGATAAAATTGTTGAATGATATACCTGCTGCAGAGAGAAAGCAGAATGAGAAAGCACACTTTGCAAAGTACGATTTAACATTCGATAATGGTAGAAAGAAAGATAATCATCCTATGGATGTGTATTTGTACTATGGTACAAGTACCTTTGAGAAGTTTCAAGCAAGAAACTTTGGTGGTCCTACTAAGGGTGATTGGAAGTTGGAATTAAAAGGTAAGTCTGCTGCACAAGGTAAGATACAAGGTAAGAAGGTACAAGAACTATTGAAGGATGCTAAGTTTGGTACACTACCTGAGTATGGTGCAACAGATACTTGGGCTAAGGCTAAGAATGGTAAGTTAGATGAAGAGATTTATAAGTTACTGGTAAAATATAAGGCAAAAGGTTTAAAGAATAAATCAACTGATTTGACATGGATTAAAACAGAGGCAGAACAAGCATGGAAGTATAGTAAGTATGCGGGATTAAAATTATTGGATTGGGTATCAACTCATAAAGATGCTGATCAGATAATGAAAGAGATATATTTGTACGCATCCTCACAGTCAGACAAGTCTTCTGTGTACTGGAAACTCCAGTAAATAAACTGGCACACTACTGTCCTATTACCCTCTGAAATGGAGTATAATACAGGTATAGACAGAGATCCTATGCCAAACAAGCACCTAGAACATCCAGAAGATTCGATTCTCCAAGGACGTAGGGTTGCAATAGATGCTATCAAGGAACTTGTGACAGTTACTAAACTGTCTGTCAAATGGGATGGTGCTCCTGCCATAGTGTTTGGTACTAATCCTGAGAATGGTAAGTTCTTTGTGGGCACCAAGTCCGTCTTTAACAAACGTAAAATTAAAATTAATTATAGTCATGAGGACATTGATCAGAATCATCAAGGCACTGTCGCTGACATTCTTCGGTTGGCTCTTGATCACCTTCCTCGTATCAATCGTATTATCCAAGCTGATTGGATCGGTGTCGGTGGGGGCAATGTTTATTGTCCTAATACTATTCAGTATAAGTTTGCCACTCCGATTTTTCAACAAATTATTCTAGCACCTCATACAGAGTATACGGAACTTAGTCCTACTGCTGAGGGTAAGATAGGAGTTAGTCTTGAATCTACTCCTGGTTGCTACTTTGTTGATACTAATAATGCTGTAGTAGAACCACCTTTAGGATGGAGACACCTAGCAAAGATACTACCTACACTTCTAGTCGCAAAGGTTCCACAATCCCGCACCGAAATAGCAAAACATATCAATTCATTTATACGACAAGGTACTCTTCCGCATCCTCAGGAAATGTATGATACATTAGATGCTAAATATAAGGGAGAAGTTAATGTGAGTACCTTTAAGGTATGGCACAAAATCTTCCAACTGAAACAGCGTCTACTCGATGCGATTGTTGTAAATGGAAATGTTGAATGTTACATCGATGGAGAATCTTCTCAACATGAGGGGTTCGTTACGGTTTCAACCAATCCTTACAAAATTGTAGATCGATTGACCTTTAGTAGAGCAAACTTTAACCTTAGTAAGAATTGGCAGAATGAAAAAGTTCAGTGCTTTCCTAACTGAAGCCGAAAGATCCTTCGCTTCCAAAGAAGCAGAGAAATTAAAACTTAAGCATGTAGGGTATGGTAAGTATGCCGATATAAATGGCAACGTTACTCACTTGTCTAAGGACGGTAAACTAATAAAGGTTTCTGCCCAACAAGCAGCAGGAGCAACACAGCAAAATGGAGGAGAAGAAACTGGAAGCGGCGAGGGTCAGGTCGATCAAGGTAGCATATCTGTTACATTTGGAAGATTTAATCCACCTACTGTTGGACATGAGAAACTTTTAAACAAGGTGTCTCAACAGGCAAAATCTACTGGAGGAGAGTATAGAATATATCCGTCTAGATCTGAAGATCCTAAGAAGAATCCTCTTGATGCAGGAACTAAAATTGGATTTATGAAGCAAGCATATCCTGATCATGCTAATGCTATTCAAAACAATGAAGATATGAGAACTATCTTTGATGTGTTGACAACCCTTGATGGTGAAGGATATAGTTCAGTAAATTTAGTAGTTGGTGGTGATAGGGTTAGTGAGTTTAATAGTCTTGCACAGAAATACAACGGAGATATATACACATTTGATGAGATCAATGTAGTTTCTGCGGGAGCAAGAGATCCAGATGGTGAAGGTGTGGAGGGTATGTCTGCATCTAAACTTCGTAAGGCAGCAGCAGAAGATGATTTTGATTCCTTTACTAAAGGAATGACAAAAAGTTTAGGTAAAGATGGTACGGAAAAGTTATACACAACTTTACGTCAAGCAATGCAAGTAGAAGAATTTGGTGACGATTTTGCTGAAGCATCATATTATTTGTATGAGATTGCTCCTAAGTTAGATCCTCAAGGTCTTCGTGAAGCATATTTTAATCAAAATTTATTTGAGGTAGGAAGTCTTGTCGAAAACACAAACACAGGGATCGTTTCTAAGGTTGTTAGTCGTGGTAGCAATTACGTCATCTCTATTGATGAGCGTGATGGTATCTATCGTTCTTGGTTGAAAGACTTAGTAGAAGTAAATGACATTAAGTATTTTAACTGGAAACCTGCTGGTGAGGTTGGTACAGATCAACTTGACAATTATGTTAGAAAATTAACTCCAGGTGAATTCATTCGCAAGCTAAATAAAAGGGACAAGACTTCATCATAAAATGTTAGACACCAACAGATCACCTCTACCAGACATGACCGATGCATATCGGGAAATATTAGAGAAGACTAAAAAGAAAGATCCTCGCTGGCAGGATGATGACTGTGATGGTAAGTGGTATGAAAAAAGTGATGTAGATGGTAAGACATCTAAGAGGGA